GTATCCCCGAATCATTCACTGCTGTGACGCTAATACCTGAGCCAGCGACAATGCTTGCAATCGTCGGAGATGCTGCGGTTGTGTTCAATAGGATAGGGAGGCCCTCAGCATTAGCCGTGAAGTTGTGGCTAATCTTGGCCCCGTTCTCGGCAGATACTGAGGTCACTATACCTGAGCCGCTTTCAAGGTTACGGATCTGATTGATAGTGCCATCAACGTCTAGGATAGCCGTGCCTGTAACAGCACCCTCCTGGACGATCGTCCCGGTAACGCCAAGGCCGGTTACAAAGTCGTTATAGGCAATCTTGTAGTTCGTGCCATTAACAACATAGTCCAGATAGCTATTAGCCAGGACTGTGCTCTGTTGGACAAACTCGCTCTTCTTTCTGCCCTGCGCTCTATCCACCATTAGTATTTAGCTCCAAACCAATTGCGCCAGTTGTCTCGGCAAGTATCTCTGCCTCTGAGGCGTCGTAGAAGTGTCCTGGGTAACCGTACACCGTGTCCTCGTTGCCTGAGCCGACGGGCAGGGTAGATGGGTTCTTAGTTGCTGCTATGCGCTGTCCCAATAACCTCATGGTCTGGAATCCATCACGCGCAGCCCTTACCAGGCCGTCTGAGATTACACCGCCGTAGTCAGGTGAGACCTCAATCGCCAGGTTGGCAATTAGCCCTCGAAGCGCACCAGTTGGGATGGTTACCTGGTCACCTAGATCTGTGACAACGGTATAACCCAGGCTTATCCCGGATGCGTCGAGTTGTGCCATGTAGTTATTCATGGCGAAGATGAAGTCCTGGTACTCGTCAGCCTCTAATGGGGCCTCAGATGCCTGGACTAGAATTCGTTGTAGTGCCGCCTTTGCGACCTGAGCGACAGTAGCCATTACTCGTATTTATTCCCGCTTCTATTCATGGGTTTAGGCTTCTTTTTGTTCTTTTTCTTTCGGGCCTTTTCAGCCGCAGCCATGCCTTCTTTGGTGTATGGGAATTTCTTTCCATTTATATCTGGCATAAATCACCTCATTCAAATGTAGGTTTTTTCTTTGCTGTTTTTGCTGCTGCGCGGAATGCACCTGCTGTTGGTGCTCCTGGGTCGCCAGGGGATCTAGTCCTCTCCACTTTGCGTCCCTCAGCCTTTTGGCGCTTTTGGCGCTTTTTCTTTTTGTGCATATTAGCGTATAGACCGTCACTCATATTTAGCACTCTTCTTGCCCTTACACTTCCACCGCTTTCGTGACAGGCGTAACGGGCTATTGGGATCCTTTGCGGCCTTTGGATGATCTTTCATCTGGCCGGCTGATCGGGCGCAGTATGCATCGCCCTTCTTTGTTCCTGGCTTTACTCGTGAACCGCCACCCTTTGCCTTTCCAGCCTGGCCATAAGAGACCTTCTTGCCGGATGCGGTGACCTTTACTTTAGCTTTGCCTTTACTTGGTTTTGCCATAAAGAATCAGGGGGCCGAAGCCCCCATCCTCCGTAGTGTTACTTTCCGTAACCCTGGCCCGCAAACAGCGGGTTGAAGGTCGCGTACGCCGGCAAGAGATCGAAACGAATCTTTTGCGTGTTCGCGTTACCGTCTGCGTACTTAGATACACGGATGCTCATGCCATCGCTGGTAGTCGCAATTGTATCTGTAGAGTACAGCTTAGGTAGCTTAACAGTTCCGAGACCAAACGCTTGCTTGGTAAAGAACATATTAGGCTGGTACAGAGTTGAAGCAGCACCAAGGATAGTCACAACCGCGCCATCGGCAGGAGCTGCGTCTACATTGTTGTACTGACCGTTAGTCTCATGGATAGCCGCACCTGAGACAACAACAGTCGCAGCGTTGCCAGAGATAGTTACATCCGCTACTACAGTACCTGTCCACGGCACTTGTGCGCCAGCGCTGTCAAGGATCGCTTCACGAGTAGCTACGTTGAGACGATTAACGCCCGCAATAGTTACCTGGTCGCCAGCTTTGATAGTACCAGTACCCAGACCGGCCAGAACAAGAGTCTGCTGCATAGTGTCCTTTGCCGCAACATAAGTGGCGTTAGGAGCACCGTTCAAAGTACCTGCACGGTCAGTTGTTGAACCTGAAGTGTAGCTGCTTAGAGCGTTAGACGTTAAAGCCATCATGCCACCAAAGTTCTGGCTGATTTGTGCTTTTTCCCATGCTGTACGGACAAGGCCATCAGCCGCGTTCAGACCGTTCTGAGCTGAAGACAGCGCAGTAGTCGTGAACGGGTTCATCAGGTAGTACTTCTCGTCTGACATTGGAACGCCGACAGAATCCATCAGTGCACCAGCACCAGCTACGTCTGACCATGCGTCTACCGCAGTACCACGATCACCGTAGTTAAGAGCTGCGTTCTCACGCATATAGCGACCGAGGTCGAGCTCCAGGTCAGTCACGATGCGACGGGCCATAGGCTCAAGGATTTGGTCGAGTTGGTCGAGCTCAAGAGCCTCTTCCACGTTGCCCCACTCAGTGGCCGCTGTGAAGTAGTCCTGGACCGTACCAGTTGCCTTGCCTGCAATGATGTCCGACTTATCAGAACCAGAGATGTCACCACCAGAAGTACGGATAGAGTTGTAGTCATGCGGACGCTTAAAGTCGACGTTAGAACCGCTTGAAGGGTTGAACTTGCCGCTTAGAAGCTGCGTGTTTACTGTCTTTGTTACTACCCGTGATGCTTCAAAGGCATCAAGAAAGACGCGAGCGACTTTCCGGGTGACGTTACTATTGAGATTATTAGCCATGATACATTTTCCTATTCAAATATAGCGCCTTGGGGCCCTTTAGGTTTGGGGGCTGATCCTGCTCCTCGTGGAGCATCTAGTGGATCTGGCGCATTGTTAACTTTGGGTTTAAGCGATGCAGCCTTCTGCTTAATAGTCGTTGCTATCTTTACTGCCGCCAGGGTAGGTGGCATTCGAGATAGCTCATCAAGATCTGTCAAGTTGTTAGCCAGGTACTTAGTAATCAACGGACCGTGGTCGTCTGCCAGTATGTAAGATACTAACGTGTCGTCCATGCCGAACTGCGCTACCGTGTTGCCTGCTACCTGCAATTCCTCCGACTTAATACCGAACTTCGTTGCCTTGTCAGAATAGCTCTTGATCTGACCGTTTAACTCTTCTTGCTGCTTCATTTGCTCTTGGTATGCCATCTGACGACGGTTATCTTCGATAGCGCGTTGCCTGGCGTCATACTGAGCTTGCTCAATCAGTGCTCGTTCCCTTTGCTGTATCCGCTGTCTGTATTCATCATCTGAGAATGCAAACGGGTCGGGCAGGTCCGGTACGACGGGCTTCTGTTGAGCTGGAGCTCTGGATCTAAATTCTTCAAGTTGCCGTTCAAGCTCACGCTTTTCGAGCTCAATCGCCTTCTTCTCAGCGACCTTCACCCCTACGGTCTTGTTGAATATCTCCTGCTGCTCCGGTGTAAACTGGACATGTTTTTCCTGGTCCTCACCAGTATCCGGTGCTGAATCGGATTCCTCCTCCACCTCTGGAGCAGGGTCTTCAGATAGGATCACCTCCTGTTCGTCATCAATATCGTAATCGTCTGAAATCAGCTCGCTCATGCTTATGTCCCTTAGTTAAGGTAAATGCCCTGAAAAGGTCAGGTGGCCTATAATCCCCGAAATCGGGTAAATGCCCAGATAAGCTCTGGTGGGCTTGTGCAGAGTATAGCATATGTTGCATGCGGTACCCTGCGGGTTTACAATATCCTTTTACTGGAGAACTGTTATGCCATACAAAGATGTCACATACGAAAACGGACTTACTGAGCGCTTCTATTACGATGAGACCCCTTACGAGGAAGCCTTGCGTATGAGTCGCACAAACTCCGTATCTAAATTCCCCTCAGTGAACTCACGGCCTGGGGCTCTTCGGAGTCCTTCAAAACCGAAGGAGCCAGAACTGCCGCAACAATAGCCGGGAGAACTGCCCCTGACTTCAGTGCAGAGCGCAAGCCCTCGATACCCTTGTCAATGAGTATCTGTCTTGCGTTCCGTACATCCTCTCTTTGCGGGAATCCTGCCGCCTCATCTCTTGCTATGTTTGCTGCTGCCTTTCGCTTAAGGGCCGGCTCTATGTTCGCAGCAAAAGTAGGGTTCTCGTCGAGCTTGTTTAAGAACTGCTCTGTAGCAGCACCTGATCCCTGCCCAGCTTGCCAGGCAGACTCATAGTCCTCATAGCCAGCCTGAACCTTAACTCGATTAACACGCTTACCTAATAGGTTTTCTATCTCTTTGCCTAATTCACCTTTTAGCTCTTTGCCTAAGCTGGTTCCGGTTCTAGCCCCTCCTACGTCAGAGTAGATGTCATTTACAAAATTAACTCCATTGCCGGTATCTACCGCAAAGAATCCATTCTGCTCAGCGATTTGGCTTGCGCGTGACATGATCTCTGGATCGGGCGACCCGTCAAGCTCTACGTTCACACTGGTGCGCTCACCTGCCTTAGTCTGAGAATCGGGAATAACCTTGTGATATGCACCTGCGTTCTGCACATCAATGTATGCCCGGCTTGATTCTCCAATATCTAGCAGCCTTGCCTCTGACGGGATTATCTCCCCCGCTGATTGCTGAACCAATGGACGAGCCGACTTGCCAGGATTAATCTCCAAAACCCCAGTTGATGACGGCGTATATGCGCCTACCATTTGATTTGTGGGCTGGGCCAGCATTCCGCCGCTAGAGTACAGATCATCTATTCCTTGAGCATTGGTCCAGGTTGCCGCATCTTCAAACGCCTGACGCTCAGCAAACGGTCTACTAAGAATGCCCTCTAGCTGCCCGGTGTTTGCCCCTGGCGCTTGCTCGTAAGTAGCATTAACTGCGTATTTATCAGCAAAATCACCGTACTGTTTAGCTGCATCTGACTCCGTAATATCGCCGGCGCGGATCTTGGCTCCAGACCAGGAAGCAGCCTGAGTATTGAGATTATCCCAATCTGTCCTTCCAGCCATTTGCATGTTGTTCAAGCGATCCTCTATGACAAGCATATTTTCATCCATGAAGGCATGTTGCTGCGGACTGAACCCTGCGTCCCAAGGCTTGCCGTCTGGGTGCGTGTAGCCGAATGCACGGCCTTGCCATATGTCATTTACAGAAGTGTTTGCTTGGTCCGGGTTCCAACCTACGCTTAAATTATCCGCAAATGGCTGGCGTTTAGGCCCAAGTCTAGATCTTTCGCCAGACAAGGCTTCTTCGATTAACCGGCTTTGATTGCCTGGGAACCTACCCGTGTTTACTGGTAGGCCAGCGGCTCTCTGATTTATCCCTTTTATTGCAAAACCTAAGTTGCTATCGACGTTTGTGCCTTGCGAGGTGATTCCAATCGTGTCTGCAACGCCCTGCCTGTTTTCTGGCAAAGACGCTTGATTAATAAAATTACTTGCATCCCGATACCAATCAGCGCCAGCTTGGCCTAATTCAACATCTTGAATGTAACGGTCCTGCATTGCTTGCAGTTTCTCTGGAGTATCAACGCCAGCCGGGCCGCCAATGTACTGACCTGTAGTTCCTACCCGATCTCTTGATTTGCCCACTCCTTCACGCACCAGGCCAACATTTGGAACGCCGTTAGATCCTCCTAGCGCTCTTGCTGCTTTTGCTGCTTTGGATGCAGCATCTCCGACTATTGGAATGGCGCCCAACAGGTTTATACCAGTGCCTAGCATGTCGCCTTGCCTGTAAGACCTGCCGGCGTCCTCTAGAGCCAATACGTCACCCACCACTGGTGAGAAATCTACCGCCGTTTCTATGCCTCCAGCGGCATTCAGCAGCCCCTGGCGGTATCCACCACCCAAGCCTATAGCATCTACTGTGTCTCTCATAAACTCGCTGAGATAAGACCGTATAGAAGGATCTGCTGCTCTCATGGTTTGAGCGCGAGGTGCTACCCTAGTGCTGTTAGCTCGAGAGTACCTCTGGGCCAGCTCTTGGCCGGCTAATTCTTTAAGTGTTGGCAAGGCTTACTAACTCCGCTTCAGACATGAATGGGATCCGTGACTTAAGCATCTGCTCTTCCATCATATCGGACATCTTCTTCTGATTGTTTAGCTCCTCGCCCATAGTCTTGGCTGAGGTGTTATCAATCGTGGCCCCTGCTTGCTCTGCCTTGATCTGTGTATCCATGCGCTTGGTCTCAGCGTTGAATGCATTGATCTGGTTGTCAGCCTGGTCACCAATGGTCTGGGTCTGTAGCTTCTGTGCTTCCAGCTGTAGCTTGAATTGCTCGTTCTGGAGCTTCTGCATCTCGATCTGTGAGCGCATCATCTCAGCCTCAGCCTTGAGCTGCTCAGCTTGTGCCAGGACCATTGCGGGGTCTGGTGCTTGCTGCTGTCCAGCCTGGGCCATCTGCTGCTGCTGCTCTGCGAGCTCTTCCTCGGTCATCTGATCCATAGGGATGATGCCCTGTTTAATCATGAGGGCTCGCTTGCGGTTAGACAGTTGCTCTGCCGCCGGCGTAGAGATGTTATCCAAGAGGATGTCACCACCCATCTGGATGATAGAAGGATCGACCTTAGCCATCTCAATGATTGCCTCGATAGTCTCCTGCTGGCGGTTGCGGAAGCTTGGCCCTGCCCGGCAGACCACGTCGTACTGACCCGCTGATAGATCGTTTAGTGTAACGAACTCCTGGGTCTGTTGATCGAACACCTGGGCGTTGATCTCGGCCATGCTGTATTCCTGGTCCTCTTTCATGATGCGGACCGTTCTAGGCGTATCGTAGACCTTGGGGATAGCCTTAACCAATAGGCGTCCGGTTCTAGCTATAGCGATCTGGAGCGCCTTGTGGTACTTGATCGTAGCTGAGTCGCCCTTGTCCTGCAGGGAGTTGATAGCCACACCAGACTGTAGGCCTGGGTTGTCTCCCATGTTGGCTGCGAACATACCAGCCGTGTAGCCGATCA